CAACAAACTCCGAACCCAGTGCAAGGACGATCCCAATGTGATTAATCCCGGTCCCGATCCGTCGTTTGACGATATCAAGAAACGCTATGCCGCAATGAAGGCGTCGGACGGCGTGCCGGGTCGCGACTTCCTTTTTTCAATTGCAGTCAATTACCCCGACAAACCCGAGGAGTCGGACAGGGCGACACAGGAGACGTTCCTGCGCCACCTCGCGCTCGCCTACCCCTTCGAGGAATTGCGAGCGGTGTTTGCATCCTACCCCGCCCCCGATCTCTCCTCCCGCAAGGCGTACATGAAGTGGATGTACGGACTGCTCCTCGCCCTCTCCAAGGAATCAGGCACCTCCATCCCGTCCTTCAAGGGGTATTCCCAGCAGGTCGCGTACTACAAGAGCGGGTGTGCGAAAAAGACGTACAAGGGGAAAACATGCCGAAAGACGGCAGGGGGTGGTCTGACGAAAAACAGGGACCATCGTAGGACGTTCCGTGTTTCGCACCGTTCCTTGTTGTGATTTACTTCTTTTTCTTCTCCTGAATCGCCTCCTGCTGCCTCACGTGTTTCGCCGAGTAGATGTTGTCCCCCCGCTTCTCCTTGCTCGTCTTCTTGCTCTCGCGTCGTGTCTTGGGTTCGTCCATTGTGATGTCGTCTTACTCACACTGCGCGAATCCGTTTTAGTGCTTGCGCGTGCGGCGACCGCCCTTGGTGCCCTTCCGCGTGCGGCGACGACCGCCGACGGGTGCCGCCGTGTTCATGGACGTGCCCGCATCCTCGGCAGCGGGCGAGACGTCCGCGCCGCCCTTGTACGTCTTCTTCGCCATCTTCAGCACCGCCTTGAACGACTTGCCCTTGTTCGCCTTCAGGGTCTTCTTGACGTGCGTGAGCCACGGGTTGCGCTTTCCTGCCTCCATTTTGTTTTAGAGCAAAGATTGTTTATTGCAGTCCCGCGGACTTCTCAACGAATCCCGTTTGGTCGCCAAACAGGTTCCACTGGCAACCGTACGCACGCACCGTCTCGGGGTTCACGGCACTCTTGCCGAACGCGGCGTCGGGTGCGACTATCGTGATGTGGTCGCGGTTGTACGCCACAAGATCCTGCTGGTCCCGCGGATGAATTGCCTGGGAGTATGTCAGTCGGCGCAGATCCGACCCCGACCACGACAGGTTGACGAGGGGTTCGAGTTCCGTCCCGACAAAGTTGCCGCCCGAGACGATGAGCACCCGATCGACAAACCGATCGAGCAGTGCCGTTGCGATGCCCCGTGTCTCGGGCACGAGGTGCTTGCGCAGCGTCGTCTTCAGGTGCTCGGCGACCCGATTCATCGTCACCGCGTTCTCAGTGTGCGACACAATGGATAGGATGAGGGGATGCGGCGAGGGGAACGCCTCATTCACCAGCGTGACGCAGCACGACTCGAAACTGTCATTGTCGAGCGCATAGTCATACCCGTCGTTCATGGGGTGCTTCGCGACAACGGGGTGCCCCTGCTCGTCAGCATACACGTGCAGCTCAATCAGACGCACGCCGCGCGCCAGTGCCGTCGAGAGGTCCTCAAACACCGACCCCGCGACGTGGTAGTCGCACACCCTCTTCCGCGACACCACGCTCCCGCCCTTCTGTTGCGCCGTCCACTCACTCCACACCAAGTATCCCAAAATCCCAACGAGTGCGACCTCCATTTGTTTCTTATGCCTTGGGAATCTTAAATAGCAAATCGCGAAACGAATTGACGACGTCGTCGGGAATGGTCTTGCCCATTGGAATCTGCATGAGGCACGCGTAGTGGAAGTACAGGCAGTACATGCCGCACTCGCTGTCCTTGTACTGGTGCCGCGTCTTGTTGAACGTCATCTTCATCCCATTCTTGTGAACCCCCGTCGCATCCCACTGCTTCTTCCACCGCTTCATGAGCGTCTGGATCTCGGGTTCGGGGGTGTGCGCATACGAATCAAAGTACGTCACGCGGGGATACTCGAGCTCAGGTCGGATGTCGCAGAACAGCGCCACCCAGTGCTCCCCGGGACCGTCGTGCGGGTCCGTGTTGAAGATGATGCCGATGCGCTGCTTCCCCGCCTTGAACAGTTCCGGCAACTTGATGGCACACAGCGTGCTGACGATGCACTCCCTCGTCTCGTTCTTCAGATCGAAATCAATTGGAACCGAACCCAAAAACTCATACCCCGGAAACAGGGTCGTGTAGTTCTTTTCAACCGCCTGGATGTCGTCGCTCGACAACCACTCCTGCCGATTCAGCGTCCACTCCTTCGGTGCCTTTGGACGCTGCATCAACGACGCAATGATGCACTCCGCCTCCCCCGTCTTGCACTTCTCGTGCAATTTGGATTTGAGAGTCGTCCACGTCTGTTCGGGCGCGCCCTTAGGGATGGGCGATTCACGGGAGTGCTCCTTGTTGTACACCGTCCGAAGCCGCTCAATTTCCTCCTCGTCAAACCAGGACATCTCTTGTTCTAAAAACGGAAACGATTCCGCGGACACGAACTGGATGCACACAAGATGCAGATTTTCATCAAGACACTCACCGGCAAGACGATTACACTGGACGTGGAGGCGAGCGACACTATCGAGAACGTGAAGCAGAAGATTCAGGACAAGGAGGGCATTCCTCCCGATCAGCAGCGCCTCATCTTTGCGGGCAAGCAGTTGGAGGACGGACGCACGCTTGCGGATTACAACGTCCAGAAGGAGAGCACGCTGCACCTGGTTCTCCGTCTTCGTGGCGGAATGGACTCCCTGAAGCCCGTTCTCGCCGAGTACGTTCGCGTCGCCAAGAACTTGAAGGAGATCAATGCAGCTGCCTCTGAGCTGCGCGAGGAGAAGAACAGTTTGGAGCTGGACCTGGCAGCCGTGTACAATGAGGCGAGGGACCTTCCCGACAAGATCGCACTCTCCTCCTCCGAGGCGATGTTCGTGGTCAAGCGACCGATGCAGTGGAAGAAGGGCTGGACGCTTTCAAAGAAGACCTTGGAGTCGTATTTGAAGGAGTTGATTCCGGTACAGGCGGAGCAGCTGATGAAGGCGATCATCGCCAAGCATGAGCCGACTCTGATCTCAGATGAGTATGGATTTGAGGTTGTCATGTCGAAGCAAGCTTAGACTCCATATGCGGAATTATGATACTTGCCCTGAGAATCAAATGGATTTGGATTTGATTGGGGGGATTGAATAACTATAACTCTTGGTTCTTGTGGCGTATACGGTGTATCGTCTACACACCCAAAGCATCGAAAACATTGATACCAACAGCACATGTGCCCGCCCAAGATAATTGCACCTGATATAACTGTCTCCATTGTTTTCTTTTTATTTCGCGACTTTATGTTCGTTTTCACTTCATAGGGATGTAGTTGTCGGATTGGACTGGTTTCTGTTTAAGGGACTCTTCCATCTCATTGAGAATGGATTGCAGTTCTGCCATGTACCCCCTTGCCTCCTGAATGTTGCGTTCCGCGAGGAACCCGACCTGGATACGCTTCACATTGCTTAGGAACGACCCGTGGGTCGCGAGGATGCGGTTGGCAAGAGAGGTGACGCGAAAGTTAGCCATTAACGAGTGCGATATGTCTTAGGACAACACAATCTTTTTAGATTCGTTTCTTTTGCTTCCGGGTGCGACGGGTTCGCCGTCTTCCGCCACGCAACGTGTCCATTCGTCGCTGCAGTGCGTCTGCCGTCGCCTTTCTATTCTTTGCATCCAACTCCTTGTTCACTGGATCCACCTGTCTACGCACGACTCGCATCGTATCGTTGAGACGCCTGGTCGAGGCAAGTTGCTGCACCACGGTATAGTTGTAGAGTGACGCGTGCATGGCGGGATTTTTCGAAGCCAGCGTTCCAATTGAGTATCGGGCATCGGACAGTGCTTCCTTGACGGGTTTGGGATCCTCCGACAACTCGTCGAACTTCTTCGCATTTGCAACGGCTCTCATGAATTTCGTCAGTTCCTCCGAGTACTTGTCCTTCCCTTCCTTCATGGCGACAATCTTCGCGAGCATCTTGTCCGCCTCCCCCGGCGAAGTGTCTGCCGTGATTGTCGGGACTGTCGGTCCAAAAATTCCCGCACCGCGTCGTCGAGTCCTCATCTTTACTATCGACGTGAGAAACGTTCATGTGTGCTTTTTATATGCGTTCCTACACAAACTATGGATCTTAACGTCGTCGTCCCCGTCCTCCTCTTCGTTCTTCTGTCGCCGGGCGTCCTTGTGTCCCTCCCCCCGGGGGCGGGTCGCCTCGCGCAGGTCCTGACGCACGCGGTCGTGTTTGGCGCCGTGTACTCCATTCTGCGCGTGGTCTTCCCCCAGTACTATTAATCCCCCTCCTCCACGTCCGTATGCTCGTGATCGTTCGGGCACGCGAGCCAGCACCCCCACACCCAGTATGCGCTGTGGACGTTGCTCGTGACGGGCACAACCAGCGCGGGTCCAAACGGCACCGCCGTCTCGTTCGCATACTGCTCCGCCTCAATCAGCGTCATCGGCTCCACCTCCGCGATCGTTGCCGCATTCTGGGTCAGCACGCCGTACCCACTCGTAATCAGAAGGGGGCGGTACTCATTGTACTGCGCGAGCGCGTCCGCTGCCTCCTTTGCAGTGAGGCGACCGGTGAAGAACGTAGGATCCATTGTGTACTCCCCCCGCTTCCGTGAAAATGAACTTTCGGCGACCAACTTCAATGGAATACAATGGACGTCTATTCACCCTACAACCCCGCCAATCGTTTCTTCCGCGAGAGCGACATCCATCGTATCGTGCGGAGACACGGGTTGCCAAACTATCGGGTTCAGAACCCCAAGATCTTCCAGACCGCGATGGTTCACACAACCTACGTGAAGCGGCTGGAGTACACCACGCCCGATGGACGAACGGCTGCACTCGCACCCTGTCCTTCCGGCGTCATGCCCCTCCAAGATGAATCCTACGAGTGCCTGGAATTCGAGGGGGATTCCGTGCTGGGCGTTTGCGTCGCGACGTACCTCCGCAAGAAGTACCCCGAGAAGAAGCAGGGGTTCCTCACAGACGCACGCAAGGAACTGGTCAACAACGATCGGTTGGGTCGACTGACGCAACAGGTCGGGCTGGATATCTTCTACGTCATTTCGCGCCACAACGAGACGTCCGCTGCGATTGACGGACGCCGCAACATCAAGAAACTCGGCTATATATTGGAAGCCTTCATTGGTGCGCTGTGGACGGACTGCGGCAATCGATTCAATGTCGTGTACGCCTTCGTCACCACCGTCATTGAGGCGTACCTTGACATTGAGGAGATGGTGACTGCTGTCACCAATTACAAGGACGTGTTCCAGAAACACTGCCAGCGAACGCTCAAGTGTACTCCCACGTACCTCATGCTGTCCAACAACCCCAAGACCGGCGAGATCCGCGTTGCAGTGTGCGACGACTCGGGCAAGCATCTCGGGTACGGAACAGCAACCACCCGCAAGAAGGCGGAACAGATTGCGTGCCAGGAAGCCCTGACTAAACTCGGCGTTTCGCTTTCTGAGTGAACCGGTAAAATGAAACTAAATGGTATTATAATACAATTATACAATGGCTCATATTTCGCTAGAAGAATACATTGTTGAGGTTGGAATGGATGCAGTGAAATCATACATTATGCTTGATTCCGAACTGCGAAGACGTATGATTCTGAACTATCTTCGTTCCAAGAACATAACCGATGTGTCGGTTGCCGATATATTTAAACCAGAAACATCGAATGAGGCAACCTTTTGTAAAGAACTAAATTCATATATCGCAACAAGCCTGCGGATTAGTCCTACACCCCGTGTAATTTTAACTGTGAGCAACAGCCCCGATGAAGAAACGGATGAAACTCATTTTATCGGAATCCTAGCAGACAAGGGTAAGAAACCGATACAACTTTACAAGTTTGATACCGGAATTGTAGTGTTTGAACCGAAACTGCTGAACAGTTGTCTAGCTAAGCTTCCGGCGATGTATCAGTTGGTTCGCGAAGATGACAAGGCAGGAGATTGCCAAATTAGTACACAAAATGATACATTCTGTCAGACATGG